ATTTACTGGAGAACAAAGGTCAACTGAGCAGCTACACATAGCTATTAAGAAAATTAAACCTTATGTAGGAAAGGGAAAAGTTGGTATCATTGATGCTCAAGATGCTTTGATGGACGCGGGATTAGATAAATTTGCTGAGTGAAATTAAGGGTATGAAGACTCATCACTCAGTTTAACTCTGCATCCATTTCCGATGTCAAACGCGATCTTAACGTTTAATCCATCTATCTTAGATGGTAATCGAAGAATAACCTCCGTCACGTAAGACAATGTCTCTCCTCTACTTGGATACGCTACGATAGATACCACCCTATCAGCTAATCCCATCTCAGTGATCAGATCACACGTCGTTTGAACTGATCCAACCTTCCTAACAACAGTCAATACGCTTGATTTCATATCATCTTTCAAAACATTTTGGAAATAACCTATCTGATCACTCTACTTATCGCGAGCTTGATAGCTTTGTCGTATGCTGCTAATACATCTTGGTGAGTGGTGCTAGGGCTGTCATTAAACATGCTAACGGGAACTAGCGTAACATCGCTGAGAATCTTAAATGCGGTAGTATAGGACCTATAATTATAAGTGCTATAAGTGCCATAATCATGAGGAGCTACCGATGATAGAGCACCGACCATGCAGAATTTACAAGCATTAGGATGCCTACTATTAACCTGAATCCCATTTTCATCCTCGGCAGTAAAGCGCTTGATCCAGCTATTTGGGTTAATGATCTTTGCCTTAGCTTCAATCAATAATTGAGATACAGTTTTCATTTCAAGTCCTCAAGCTCTAAATCATTAACCCACACACGAACGTCTTCTTGAATATATTCATCAAAGAAAACTATCTCATATTGCCACTCAGGCTTTGGACCTTGAAGACCGAATGATTGTTCTATCAACGTCATGTGGCGCTTTGTCCATCTTCTAGCGTCTAGTATCAAGCATGGAACTCGAAACGTCCCAAACATTGAACCATGCAAATAAATTCCATTCATTGGAGATATCCGTAATCTTTAAGAGCTTTTTTCGCGTAAGGAAAAGCAAAGCGATTCCAAGGAGCTGCCCAATCTTTAACGATCTTTTGAAGTATTGCTTTCTGACTTCGGGCAGCCGATGGTAACGTAAAAAATATCGAAGCACCCAATAGCCTTAGCTTGCCATCTGGTAGCTTCGCCCAAACTTTCTTTTTGCCATGTACGATCGTTACTTCAACTTCTTTGATTTCACGAGTTGGAAATTTTAGATTTAAGTAAAAAGCTTTCATTTTGACTTAGCAGCTTCTTGAACTGCTTTAGTTAAAATTTCTCGGATCTCTTCTTCAGCCTGGTCTAGCGTGTCTTGGATCTTTTGAATACCTGTGTCACGAACCATCCTAAGAGCTTCCGTCTTAGCCATCTCCTCGACCTCTTCTACGAGCTTGGCGTATGCTCCTTCAACAACTTCTAGGAAGGGAACTATGACACCGTTAACCTTGAGCTCAACATCAACGTTACCGTCGGTCATTCCAAAATGCTTTGATAGATCTGAGCTATTGCTCTGCTTCAGCATAGCCCGCAACAGTAAGATGGATGCAGTATTGTGATCCGCGATGTTAATATTTGTCATGATTTTAATGAATTTTTCCATATGCCGTCGATCTTTTGACAGTATTCTTTCCAAAACGGTTCAATTATAACACAGTATTCAGCGTGTGTTATCTCACCAGCATATCGTCGAAACCTGGCTTCTCGTGACATCTTAAAGAATGCTTCAAGGAATGGATCCCTGGCCATAAACCACTCTTTAGTTCTCTCCGGAAATAGGCTCATCAGCTAAGCACCAACGGTTTAGCTATGAATTCTCCATGCACCATATCAAACATTGAGATCTCTGGGCGCTTTTTAATTCTTCGTTTTAGCGCAGCCTTCTCAGCGGTGTCGGCTATAACGATGTCAGTACCAGTCGCCGACTTGCTTCCTTGCGACTTGAGGGTCCATTGAACGATGTATTTCATGCTTTTTTCTCCGGTGCGGTGTACAGAACCAGCTCGTTCTTGGCGCGGGTCGCTGCTACGTAACACAAATTATTTTCTTGAACTAATTCCCAGTCTTTACGAGCCCACTTGGAGGGACCGGTTTGGAGCCAAAAAACGCGGTTCCACTCGCGACCTTTAGACTTATGAATCGTGGAGAGGGTGATAAATCCACCGTCAATGTCATTATCGAAGATGCGATCGATCTCTGAGCAGAGAGCATCAACCGGGTTGAGCTTCTCGTTGTTTGGGTTGCTCTTGCAGCGCTCCATGATAACCATCAGGCAATTAACCTTGTCTTCGACGGCAACGGCCCTGGACTCTTCTTCCTTAGCGCGGAACTTCGAGGTTTCACGATCGAGGTACTTCTCGAGGTTAACGGTCAGAACATCGAAGGACCGAGCTTTCCAGCGGCGAGCCAGCTGTTTCAGGCCGGAACCGATCTCGCGGCCTTCAACCTTGGCTGGGATGCCAGCGGCGATGAACTCATATACTTGAGTGATCAACGGAGCGTTGAAGCGGCAAAGGATGGCATCGCCGATTTCTGCAGCTTGGGAAACTTTCTCATCTTCCTTAAGGCTGCGGACGATGCCTTCTGGAGCTGTGTCAGCAGCTTGGATGTGGTGAACCCAGGTTTGAGCGTATTTTACGACTGCTTTTGGGCAGCGGTAAGTAATGGTCAGCGGCAGCCGAGTTGCTGAAACTGCTTGGGCGATCAGGTCTAATGCGTCAGCGTCAGCGCCGGTGAAACCATAGATTGCTTGGTGACGATCGCCAACTGCGACGAGACGACCGCCGCGCTTGAGGATCATCAGCGCCAAGGCGCGACGGGAAGCGTTGGTGTCTTGGGCTTCGTCGATCAAAACCCAGTCATATCCGTATGCTTTTGCGTTGTGGACGAGAGGAGCGTAGATCATGTCGTCGAAGTCGATAACTTCGAAGTCCATCGAGATCGATTTTTTGAGGAGGCCGCGAGCTGCACGGATGACCAGGGTTTCATTGTCAAGGCAATCAACGTTGAAATGATCGATCATTTCGAGCCAAACAGTGTCATCGGCCATTTGCTTGAGGATACCAACTCCAGCTTGCTTTGCGTAGGAAACCAAGGAGAGGATTTGTGATTCGAACTGTGCCAGCTCGTTAGCTTGATCTTCTTGACGAGCATCGCGCATCTCGATGATCTTTTTGCGGAAGATGTTGCGGCACTTTGCGGCGTCGATCTTAACGCGGCTTGCAGCCTTGCGCCAGATCTTGAATCCTTCGGCGTGCATCGTGGAGGCGTTGACGTTGGTAAGACCTGCGGCGGAAACTTTAGCTTTGATCTCCTCGGCGATCTTTTTGTTATAAGCTCCGAAGAAGATCGATCCGCTCATCAGCGACAATCCATGAATCAGCGTGGTCGTTTTACCAGAACCTGCAACAGCCTCAAGGACCAACGAACCATGACCGTCTACTACCCAGTTAAAGAAATCTTGCTGTTGCGGCGAAGGGATGAAATTTGACATTCCTTACTCCTGGGTGAATTAGTCGATAGAGTAATTATATCTAAGATCTCACCACAAGTAAACAAGTTTATGACTAGAGAGAAGCAAATTCTTCAAGATCAGACTCTTCTAGCTCAGTTTGAGCCTCGAGAACTCCAGCCTTACCTTTACCCAAGTACTTGCTGATGATATTAACTGCTTTGGTAGTGTTGACGTTTTTGTCTTTATACTTCAGGTGATTAAGACCAGGAATTAAGATCACCCCGAGCATGTCTCTCTCTACGTCCGATATGAAGATCCTATCACACTCATCGATTTGCTTGTGGATATTTTTTAGAGACTTAATTCCAGTTCCGGTGAAAACGATCTCATAAGCACTCCTAGTTATTCCTTCTAGCGATGTGAGCTCCTTATTTGTAGAACAGTTCACCCAGCTCTCAACCCCATGCATCACCCTCGGAAACCCCTTTAAAGAAGTTAACCCGCAATCAATCATCCTAAAGGTGGAGTAGCCTGTTCCAAATTGAACCTTGAGCTCCTTAAGGTTCACGGCCGTTACGCTTAGGCTCACCGAGCAGCTGACTATACCATCTTTGACGGTTAGGCAATCAGGCCTAATAGGCATTTGAGTAATATTATTTTTAAAATTATCAATCACCCACTTAATAATTTCATCTTCATCGGTCAAGAACTCCGATTCGAGTAGCTTAATCTCATTCATCTTCATAGTTGTGCATACTCCTCTAGCCCGGCGTCTACCATCTCATTTTGAGCATCAATAACTCCAGCTTTTCCATCTTTTAAATATTTCATTATGATATCTAAAGCTTTTGTTAGATCTTTGTTCTCTTCTTGTTGATGCGTTTGTTGATGAACCATAGTAATACCGGGGATTAGCATGGTTCCTAAAATGTGAGACTTTACGGTTGAGCTTAAGAATAACTTCCCACATTTTTTAAATTTTTTATGAATGCCTTTTAAGGAAGTTACCTGAGTTGAGGTGAATACAAATTCATCAGTTGACATGTTATCAAAATCAAGATCCTTTATGGGGTTGTCGGTAATATCTACATAGTCATCTATTGAAGAATCGGTTGAAGTTATGGTTTCTTTAGGGAATCCCTTCATCGACGTTAGGCCACAGTGTTGAAGGCTGAATAAACAAACTTTTCCAAATTGCACCTTAAGCTTTGGAATTTTAACTCCGCTCTTTACAATTAAAGGATCTTTAGTACTTACTACTCCGTCTTTAATAATTAGATCGTTTATGTTAAGTTGTTCGTGGTGTCGTGATTCATCGCTATTAAAGTTTTCAACGATCCACTTGATAATTTCATCTTCATTCGTTAAGAACTCCGACTCCATCAGCTTAATCTCATTCATCTTCATAGCTGTGCAAAGTCCTCTAGTCCTGCATCTTCGAGTTCTGTTTGAGCGGCTAGAACTCCAGCCTTTCCTTTACCAAGATATTTTTTAATTATCTCAATTGCTCTATAAGATGGATGATCATAATAATCATTTGTTATTGCTAAGCGATTTATATTCTTTATTAAGAGCAGACTAAGACCATGAGATGTAAAGTTAGGCACAAAAATAGTTCTGCACTCAAGTATATGTTTATGAATATTATGCAGAGATTTAATTCCTGTCTTGCTGATAATTATCGTGTCAGCTTTCTGCGTGATTCCTTCTAATGAAGTAATCTTTTTTCCACCACATCTCATGTACCCAGTAACGCTACCGTCTTGAACACCAGTGACATTAACGGGGAATCCCTTGAATGAAGCTAAAGTGTCTACTGCAGTTTCAAATGCGCCTTCTATTGTTCCGAACTTAACTGATAACTGTTGAATTCTTGTCCTTAACCTCAATGAAATTTTCATCGTAGAATTAACTACTCCATTTTTTATTTCTAATGAAGAGCGTTTAACTTTAATTGTTGGTGAGTTGAAGTTATCAGTTATCCATTGAAAGATTTCATCTTCATCGGTCAAGAACTCCGACTCCATCAGCTTAATCTCATTCAGCTTCATAGCTTTGCAAAGTCCTCAAGGTCATTTTCAATCAGCTCATTCTGTGCGTCTAGCACTCCGGACCTACCTTTACCTAAGTACTTCTGAATGATAGACACCGCTTTACTTAACGTTTGATTTTTGTTTGGATTATTGTTTGGATTTCCACTAGCTGATATGGTTACATCAACCAAACCTTTGATTAAGACGAGCCCTAATATATGGCTCTTAATGCTCGGAGGAATGCTGATCCATCCACCTTTGATCTCATTAAAGTGCTTATGGATGTCATGCAGAGATTCTAGCATAGCTTGATTACCCATGTAACAATCACCCCCTATAAACTTAGGAGCTCCTTCAAAGCTCTCTAGAGCATTGTCTGAGATCATAAAATCTTCATTAACGCGATATGGACAATTCTTTAAGCTAGTTAGATCATTCTTATAAACGCTAAATTCTCCGTCGATGAGACCAAATGGATAAGGAATTTCTCTCCAATCTAGATTACCTAACTTTAAAGAATTATGACTACAGATCTTACCGTCCTTCCAATATAGCCTATCTTCATGGTATCCAGCTGCCTTATTGATCTTCTTCCAATCAATAAAACCAACTTTGTCGAGGGTGTTAATCTCATCAAGGATTTTCTGCTGCTCGTCAGATTTCTCTTTAATCTCATGAATTTTCATTATGGCACCGGAACGTCGACAGCTCCTAGGATAGCGCATAGGTCGCTATAGAGCAGGTTAGTTAGGATTCTACGGGGCTGGGCGTCCTTGAGAACTACCATCAAGGCCACACCGTGAACGTTGCTCATCGGGTCGAAGAATTGAACATCCTCGGCTGAAATTAGGTAGGAAGAGTTAAAGACATAATCACGAAGGGTGGACAGCGATGAGTTAAAGATCATGCTGCACTTTAACATGGGGTACTTGGTGGTAGGATAGATGTAATCAAGAACTCCAGCATCATTATTGCAGGTAGTTCCGATCCCTAGACCGAATCTAGCGTCCACAGTCTTAATGATTGAGGTAACCATGTCTAGCGTTGAGTGGGTGAGCAGAGCGGCTCGCTGTTGAAGTCCTGGAACTTCTATCCTGGTGACGTCGTAAGGACCGTTGACAGGATCATCAAATTGATCTACATCCATCAACATGATCGCGTCCGAGTTAATCAAGATCGAAGATCGTCCTGTGTTGGTAGCGGTGGTTACCTTTTGAAAGTTGAGAAACATAAGCCCATCCTGTAATAGGCTTATTTATCCTTACATTTGAGCTAAGTCCATCCTACTGTTTAATTTGAAATCGCTGCGTGTCAAAAATAATGTAAGTCTTTATTAAAGTGTTTTCAAGAACGTCATGCGCCAATATAGAATCATAACCATTCTTCTTTAGCTCTTTTTGAAATGCTGGAATGTACACCATGTCTAGCCAGTTGTCACCATAATAAACAGAGTGCTTTGCAATTTCAGGACACTTAAAGTATGGATCTTCTGTCCATTTAATTCCAGCTTCTTTTGCTATCTCTAAAAACTCTTCATCTCCATCTTTAATAACATTGAGTACCTTTCCAGGATCCAAGTCTCCTTGTAGTATAGCCCCTTTTTCGTGGCGATTATTTGCATACCATCTTGCACCTTGCTTATTGGTAGTCAAGAATAATGGAGCATTTAGCTGAGAACTTACGTGACCGCTTGTTCCATGATACACTTTGATCTCATTGAGTAACATGATTGGATCGCTTACATTTGAGCTAGATCGTCGAGATCCGCTTCTATCATTCTAGTTTGACACTCAACGACTCCAGACTTATCACGAGCTTTATTTTCCCTGAGAAACTTGTTCATGATCTGGGCTGCCGCATCTAGATCTTTATCGACCTCTCCCTTGCGTGGAGCGATGATTATCTTTTCGATTCCAGGAATCAACAATGCTCCCAAGATGTGAGACTTGATTGGATTTCCACCGATGTACAAACATCCACCAAGGTGCTCTACCCTCTTGTGAATACCTTTTAAGCTATTAAGATTATTATGAGATAGCTTTAGGCTTCCCGTAATTTTCTTCGGTAGGTATTGAATACATTCTTCGGTAGTTAGCTTGCAATAAAGAGCATAGAAGTTGCCATTTATTTCTTCTGGTCCTCCTTTAAGTGAAACCAGATCATCATTTGAAGATATGACATAATCACCGTCTGTGATTTTAGTGGGACCACCATCAAGGTTCTTTAAATTACATCCTGCTGCATCAAATTCTTTACATACGCTAGGACATCCCTTCAATGTAGAGATAACATTATCACGAATGATAAACTTTTTCTTCGGGCAATCTTCAAAAGTTACACCAAGCTCACTCAGCTCATCCATGTCAAGGATAATATCTTTTTGAGCAATGAGCATGCCACTACTTGAGATCTTTATCTCATTCTTGCTAAAATACTTTTTGACGAAAGCTTTAGCTTCTTCCATCGAAGATTCATTTAAAACCTCAGCGAACATCTTAAAGCTTTTCATTATTCATCTCTTTCATAGTTCTGCAAAGTCATCTAACCCAGCTTCAATCAGCTCATTTTGGGCATCTAGCACTCCAGCCTTACCTTTACCCAGGTACTTATTAACGATGGCAGCTGCTTTCAATAGAGGCATTGAATGAGCGACTTGCACGATAACTGAAAGAGATTCTAGGTGATCTATCAAGATAACACCTAAGATCGCCTTCGAGATCGGAGTTCCTCCAATCACAATATGTCCATTGCATTGATGACACTTCTTGTGAATATCTTTCAAAGAAGTTATCTTATTTTTAGCTATGTTAAAGTCTCCTAAAATTATCTCAGGAGCAAAATCAATCTCAGTTAGCTGATTATCTGACACATCAAAGTCTTCTCCTACAAACTTTGGGCATCCTTTTAGCGAGGTTAACTTATTCTTCCAAGCAGTGTATTGTCCAGAAGTTTCTTCGGGTCCACCTTCTAAGTTGGTGAGATTATTTTTATCAGCATCAAACTCTTTGCACTTCTTGGGGCAATTAACCAGCGATGTTAGCTCATTGCTGTGGACCTTGAATACTAGGTCTGGCATCGGAGCAAATTGATAAGGAAGGGATTTAAGCTTATGATTGTTAAGGTAAACATCATCCTTAAGGACATAGATCATTCCAGCCTTTACGGTGAAGTCATTATCATTTGTTGGCTCATTAGAATTAGGGCGTCGAAATTCCAAGAACCAATCATGAATGGCCACTTGTTCTGGGTCTTGCGCGATTTCATTTAGCTTCATAAGTACCTGTGTTTCCTAGCCCAGATCATGGCTTGTTTGTAAGCATTTCGCTTACGCTCCTCATCTGCGCCACCAGTTGGAGAAGTTATAACTTTAGCTTGTGTAGAACCGTCATCAACGCGAACATAACCGTTCCCGTGAATTGTCATTCTAATAGGAGCACCCTTACGTCCATCATTGGGATCGAGGATGAACCTATGAGTCTCTTTCTTTAATATATCTGGAGTAGTATCTTCGTTAAAGCTACGTTCAAACCGTTGATACTCGGGAAGAGATTTATAATCAAATGAGTCTTCTAAATTAGAAAAAATTACTTTTCCGCGACCCATGCTCTCCTTATCAAACTTATCTTCTAGATTTTGTTCAGTCCAGGTTTTAGGCATTAACACCTTAACTATCGTGTTATTGACCTTCTTATGATAAGGCTTGATGTCAATGAAAGAAAATATTTCATCCGTGTTATAGATCTGACGTAAGCATTTTTCGATCCACCTGTTGGGTTCATCAGCATACAGAGTCTTAACTGCATATTTTGTAGTAGGCTTAATCTTATCGATGTAAGATTTATCTACTTTCTTGGCCCACTTAGTGAGAGCTTCTTCTAAACCATAAGCCTCATCTTTGGCTACGTCAACTGCGATTCCTAACTTAGCGATAAAATCACGGCAAGAAGCTTGCTTGAGGAAGCTAATGAATGTTTGACTTAGAGGCATCTCAAAGATCTCAGTTGAGTCTGGTATGCCAGTTTCGACTAGTAATACATCATTGAGCTGCATTGTGACCCTCTTATTTTAACGTGGTTATTTATTATAAAACAAAAGCCACCATCTGTAAACAAATGGTGGCTTCCAAGACAACGATCAACTTTATTCTACGATGTTGATCGTTCCGGCCCTAGCGCGAGCTCGAACTTCTTCAAACTTCGGAACGTACTCTCGATATCCATCCTTCGAGTACAGCCTCCACCCAGGAACAGAGTCAAGGAACTGATGAATCATTCCATTTTGAAGACAATCAACGGTAACGAGCTTCCCATTGACGATCCGATTGATGACGAGACCGCTAAGCGATTTCTTACCGATGTCGGTGATCGGTTCCTTCAACAGCCGTGACCACCGGTTTCCATTGTTGTATGCAACGGCCTTGACTGAGTAGCTAAAGTCATCGCGTGCGCCATCGTGAGTGATGCCGCTCCCCATACCGAGAGCAAAGCTGTCAATGCTAAATCCAGCATCAACCCAACCCTTAATGATTGCCTCATGTGTATCAACCCTACAACCATCTCCTTGCAACACACCAGCTTGCGGATGAAGAACTTCAAATCCCTTGGTGTTGGTCGTTGTACCAAATGTCGATTGGATATCCTTACCGACCAACCCAGGCTCAACGGTAGGGTCTCCGCTATCAGGACGATAGATGATCTTTCCTCCGGAGGCCAAGATGCGTTCCTTGAGCTTGGTGCCCATGTATTCCTTGACAAACCGACGGCTATTGTAAGTGTCAATTACAACTGACAACAAAGGAATTCCGATTCCCTTATTCGTGCGCTCAACTACCTTGTACAAGCGATCAACGGCCATCTCTGCTGCTCCAAAGTCATCCTTTGTCTCAGGGTTGGAGTGCATCGTCATGACGGAGTGCTCGGTCGCCTCGATCGAGCTGGTAGCAACGATTTGAGTGTTGTACAGCTTCTTGATGTATCCGTTAGCCCTTAGACAATCGCTGCCGTTAAACAACATCGCATGCGCGATCCCGGCCAAGACTGGAGCTTCATGAGGACTGTCGGCGCCGCGATCACCGAAGTTATGGAGCTTATAGTCAAGGTTGTTAACGCCGTTCTCAAAAAACACAGCACCGGTCATCTCCATGTATTTCTTGAATGTAATGCGACAAACTCGGCAAATTGAAGCTACAGTTGACATCTTCCACATCGTGGATTGAACCCAAGTTTCGATGTAACCAGGAAGCCAAGAATACGCTTTTCCACCGGTGTTGACCCATCCAGCTTGTGGAGTTTGTGGGCTTATAACAGTTCCCTCCTCGACGCCGTAGAACGCGATCGGAAGCTTCCCATCTTGCTTGCGAAGGATGTCCTCCCAACCTTTCCGATTGAATTGGTAACCTTGCTGCTCAATCTCTATCTGAGCTTCATCGATCATCTCTTCGGTGATTCTGATCTTGGACAGCATATAACCAACAAAAGTTTGACCGATGGTGACGATCTCCTCGGCGTACTTAGAGGGTTTCCGAGGAACGCAAACTACATAGACCGATTCTGTATCGCTTGGCATCTCGAGATAGTGGTCAGCTTTATATCCATCAGCTGCGATGATAAAATTAAATGGTTTGATAAATTCTAGCATGATCTTTCCTTAGTTAGCTGTATAGGGTTTGTACGTATCTTCGATGTACTTCTTGTACATGATCTCGATGATTTCGTTGTGATCTTCAAACATGATCTCGCTCATCGCAAGAGCTTCATGGACAGGGACCCACTCCGCTTTTGAGAGATCATCTGAACCTTTGACCTCACTCAAGACGAGCTTTCCATCAACGATATTATCTTCAAGCTGGAAGATGTACGCACGAGTGTATGTTCGTCCAAACCGCAGCGAACGGTTTGGATCATCAAACATTTGATCGCCTTTAAGCGAACCAAGTAAGATCTTGGTAGGTACCTTTAGCTTTGTTTCTTCGCGGAGCTCCCGTATGCAGCCGTCAATCATCCACTCATCCATCTCCATGTGTCCACCAGGTAGAGCTCGGAGACCTTTACCTGGATTGTTCTTACGGGTACCCAGTAGAACATGGTTTGATTGAATGACAACCGCATCAACTGTCATATGATTCGGCTTGCGTGGGTGTCCTGCATAAGCCTCAGCGTAGTGCTTGTAGAATTGATAAGCTTCGACTAGCTCATGATAATCCGGCGTCAACCTAAAACATTTTAGAAAATCAATGGTCGACCGAGGAACAAAAGCCATAAGCAACATCGTAGACTCAGCGCTTGTTAGATCATGACCGTTGAGTGTATTGCCTAGATAGATCTCACGAACTCTAGTGGCTGATAGCTCTTTGGAAACTGTTCGATTTTCTTCAACAAGGTCCAACTTGAAGTCAGGAAACATCTTCAGGTAGAAGGTGCTTGGATCTCGATCAGAGCCGGTGATGTATGTTTCACCTTCAACTGTGCCGATCTGTGCCATCAGCTCTGTCAACCAACGGGTGTTACTATAGCGATAATCGCGCGCATGAATGAACCTGAGCTTACCAAGAGAAGAATCTCCATCAACGTAGCAACCGATGCGAGCTAGCTGTTGATCCCTCGCAAGTAATTCCAAGTACCAGTTATAGATCATCTCTTCACGCTCGGTCGCGGTGAATGGGTTCTTGATAGTTCTTGGTTGGTAGGAGGAGCCGATGACGACAACTACCTCTTCAGAAAGCTTAAGGGCTCTCAGTAGAAGCTCGGCGTGACCATTGTGGAAAGGTGATGCTCTAAGAATGTAGACCGTGCGTCTACGCTTGGTAATACTTGACATAAGAAAATCCTTCTTATTGAGTTGTTGTGATCATCGTTTGATCACCTATAGATTATATATCACAACTCAAAAGAAGGTATATTTTCTTGAAAGATTTAAGCAGCTCCATAAGTTGCGATCAGCTCTTTCCTGGTAGCCCCATCATGGTGAGCCCAGATTGACAATGGAATTGTCAGCAAGCTCCACACACCAGCACCGTTATCCATCAGCAACCATGCGATGCCTGAGGTGATGATGGCATCCATGATCCGACGCACGACAAGTGGGTTGAAAAACTCTTTAAGTTCTTTCATGATGAACCTCCTCAAGAAACACACGTTTTACCGCAGGGAGTCCACAAAATGAAACTCTGCAGTTTTGTTCTTCGTGAAATTGACGAGCTTCTTCTGGAGAAAGAACTACAGGAGAGTTGTCGCTAACACCAGCGAAGTGACTAAGAATTTGTGATAGTTCCATGATGACTCCTTAAATTAAAGAAGGTAGCCGCAAATTGCGGCTACAATCTCAGTGAGCTCCGATGATCTTACCAGAGTAGATCACGATGTGAATAGCATAGTCACGGATGGTATGAACTACAACAGGATGGCCAAGCCATACGATCCAGTGGTACTTTTCAGCGTTCTTAAAGAAAGAACATTTATCTTTGAGCTTTTCGACACTGTGAAAGCTGATTTGAAGGACTCCGAAGCCGAGCAACACGAGCAATTCGTTCATCTTGTTCTCCTTAAATTAAAGGGGTTAGTTATGAGTGTAGATCAGCCGTCAGAGTCACGAAAGCAGATGCGAACCCCAATGAAAGTCTTTAGAAAGAAGCGGTGGATCTTATGAACGTGTTGCTTACATACTTGGGTAATCTTTAACATAAAAGACTCCGTTGAGGTTAAGTTTGCTTCAGTCGATAGAGTAATTATATACTCACCACTGGAGAAGTAAACAACTTTTTGATGAAATTTCAAATTTTTGTTGAAGCGGATGATGAGACATACCTGTCCCGAAACTTGCTAGGTTTCGCAGGACCGACACAAATGGGTCTAACGAAGCATGCGAAGAACGTGACGTGACAGTCATAGCCAACGATCCACTGTTTGCCAACTTGAAGAGGAAGGTCACCGCTTTGCCATAAGCTTGCTATATAGCTAGAGGCGACCTCCTTAGCTTCTCGTTTGACTCCACGCTCACCGCTACCAGCAAATTGAATTGAGGATAGCTTGCTGATCAACCTAGAGGATAGTTCGTCCGGTGCCATACTTAAATCCAGAAACTACTTGGTCGAGGATCTGGCCGTAAGACCGATATCCACCTTTACCGTTAGAAACGTCGATTAAAAGCTTGTTCTTGATGACCGATCGGTGGAATCCAAGCAAGAAATCTTTCTGCTCTTCTTCCTTCTTGTTGAAGTCGAGAGAAAGCCCATCATCTTTAATAAAACCAAAATCGGTGGTGGTCAACAGCACCAACAAAGTATTGTCAGCAAATTTATTCCCAGCTTCTTGAAACTCCTTCTCCATCCCAAAGACATAAGTACCGGAATAGTTACGGTACCTTAATGAATAAACCCACTCTCCAAGGTGAGCACGATTCATGATGAGCTTTGATCTAGACCCCAGAAGTTCAAACATTTCTTTAAAGGAATCTGTTTGATAATTCATTAGAGCATTTGCTACAATGCTCTTCTCCTTTAGTAGAGGATCGTCAGGATTGAATCCATTCAGCTTTTTAATGGAGTCACGATAGTAGATATCCAACAGCTTGGGTTTTTCATAGTGAATTACTTGAAAGAACCCAAGCTCATGTTGAATATTACTGATCAAGGAGTCCTTTCCTAACCGGTCTATGCCCTCAATTATTAGATTTTTAATCATTTTTAGCTGAGAGCGATCTTAGGAGCCGAAGGAGCAACAGCGATCGGGCTAGTTTGACGGAGGTAAGATTCTTCTAGATCTACACCTGGCTTATAGATCCCTACCGCAACCTTGTTGAGGTCTACTCTGAACGGAGCGTCGACGTCAGCCAAGAGGTAAGGGATGAGCGAAACTCCCATCTCTGTTTTACTGATCGGTTGGAGGCTGATCACACGAACATTTTCAAGGACGACGCTACCAGCAGGAATTTCCCACGGTTCATCGGCAAATGGATCTGGCTTCGAGACCAAGAGGGCTTGGTTGGCAAGACGTGCGATAAGATCTTCGCCGCTATTCATCTTTATGCAAATAACTTTCATGCTGTTTCCTTTGTGGTGGTTGGTTCTTCTAAGAACTTGAAATGACGTGGATAGACGTGGAGCGAACCAGCCGTCCAGTCGATCGTGTCAGCTTCAAGCGTTGGGTAGGTTGGTTTCAATTCTTCTAACAGCTTAAGCTGTACGTGCCGCTGCCAGTGGTAATCATTTTTAAATCCAAAAACTGCATCATTTGAGCGCATGTTGACGATGCAACGAAGCTTATCTCCACGAATGAAGTATTGAACCGTGTTAGTGCAGATGAAATCAGACATATCATCGCGACAATATTCAGTTTGAATAGACGGCCTAGTGTAGATCATGATCGCTCGACGGGAATCTCGATTCTTGATCAGCTCTTCTAAACAATGATAATATTGGTCATGATTATGTGCTGACCAGACCAAAAAGCCATAGTTGCTGTTGATCTCTCCAGTGGTCTTCCCAGCGACTTGCTTCCATATTGCGGGGGCTCCTCCAGGAATGTCTTCAACTTTTAGTGACATGCTCTTGTACCACTGCAGCTCCCGCTCGATGTAATCGGGATTAGGCTCTCCAAAGATCAGATCTTCATCAGCCTTAAAGTTAGCATTGATGATCTCGACCATCTTACTGCCGGTCTTATCAATTACAAATTCATTGTTTTGATAAAGCCGCTTAAGCTCGGCTCGAATATCAGCTACGTTCATGTGTTTCCTCTAGGAAAAAGCTATTTTATCTTATCTTTGTGAGTTCTACATTTTCACGACAATTTTTAAAGTGGTATCTCGACATGTTTGGACCTCTGCCATCTAACCCACAATGTGGGCATACTCGAGTGAGCCAATTAGTTACATTTTTATTACCTTTTAGCGATATAGAAATTCTTTCTTTATGATGATTTGATAACGGTTTACCTATTTGACTTTTAGATACTGCCTCTGATATTTTCTTTTTTGTTTCTTTTGAATACTTACCTTTTCTTCTAGCATTGGATTTAGCTAAATTTTTACGATGCTCATCAGAAAAAGTTCGTGTTGAACCAGTATTAATCTCAGAGATTCGTTTCGCTAATTGTCTTCTCAAATATCCATAGGTTTTATTTTTATTTCCATTCACCTTCCGAAGCATGTATCCTACTGCAAATACCAAGTTCTTTTCTGTGGGATGAATTTTAATTAATAGCTCATGTGCAAGTAAATGTTCTTCTGGAGATAGCCGAACAACATTCCCGTCTTCATACTTACCACCCATACAACCTGGAAGGATTCTATGTTTTTCGGTGTATACGTTAGAAGGATGCGGATTTAACTCCCTTCTAACGCATAGATCACTATAAATTTTTAGATAGTTCATTTGAAATTGATTCTACATTCTTAGCAATACGTTCGTTATCTGGAGCATATTCTAATGCTTTCTTTGCTAGTCGTAGAGATTCTTCTTTCATACCCATTTGATATGCAGATACAGATGCGATATCAAATGGCTCTTCACCCCACGCAGATGGCTCACAGATATAAGTTGCTGGTTTCTCCTCAATCGCGATAGCTTGGGACATCGCGAAGTAAGCTTGCGGTAGCATTTGACGATAGTAATAGTGCTTTCCTAGCTCAACCCATGGTTCACGTTCACCAGAAGCCTCAGCGCAGGACCTCAAGAACCAAGTGTGTGCCTCTTCAACATTCCCAAGACGATCGAAGCAGCGCCCTAGAAACCGCATAGAGGCGGCACGTTCTACGCGCCACTGAGCTGATTCTAGCTTAAGATGACGCGACAGCTCGGTGATGGCTTCATTGTTCATTCCATAATACATGTACTCGCGACCAAGATAGTGAGAGCTACGATCATCTTCTGGAGCCTCTTTCGTCGCAAGCTCGAGCAATCCTAGATAAGACCCACGGGACTTGGTCGGATCAGGGTGATGATAGAGCTTGAATTCGCTGTTGTATCCTTGACGCTCACGGTGTGGTCCAGCGAAGTCCATAACTTCATGGACAGGCTTTACCCAGCGAAAACCATGTCTGGTGTGAATTTTGTCATACCAGAAAGTTATTCCTTCGCGTCCATCTGGAAGAAAGTTCCAAACATACTGATATCGAAGCCTGTCAATCTGTCCGTCGGCAAACGATTTCTCGACTTCAGCTCTCCACCCAGGAGATAGGATCTCATCTAGGTCAATACAAACGAGAACGTCATAATCGGCTGGAACAAAGTTCATCGAGATCTGGCGAGCGACGTCAAACCTCCATGGGGTAACCTTGATGCTATTAACTATAGCACCTTCGGCTCTAAGGATCTCAATTGTCTTATCGGTAGACCCGGTGTCGGTAACAAAGACACCGTCAGCCTCATCCTTGATGCACTCCATGAAACGTTTGGCGAACTTCTCTTCATTTTTTGAAATGGTATAAACTGCGATGCGCATTATTCTTCCTCGTGATATTAGTTATAACGATCTTCTCAGACTATCTTCCAATAGTAATCCGATGACAGTACGATGCATACCATAATCTGCATACCCTTGATTGATACAGTAATTGACGATTCTCGATGGAGATATCCACTCGCCGATGTACTTGAACAAAGGTGCCGGGGTGATGTTAACCATGTAGTATTTCAATAGATGTTTACCAGCAGAATCTATTATGAATGACTTCATTTCAGGATCAGGTTCTCCTGTTATTTGGCAACCCCAACTCATAACTTTTTCAATGATCGATAATAGTTGAGGTGAAACTTCCTTAGCATCTTGGCTTTGCTGGATCGCCGTGAGGATATCAGATTGAATTAAATCAAATTTTGAAATCATATTCCACCCACCAGGCCGCAGAACTTATCAAACTCTTCACCCCAGCAACTCGGGTCGTACTCGTAGCCGAAGGTTCGCTCGGTGATCTCAGCAGCCATCCGAAGCATGTTCTTCGTCTTCGGAATATCTCCGTTGCTATGGTAAAGCCTGGCTACGTAGACCTTATACTCACGAAGGTGAGGGGCTAGCAGAGCGGCGTTCAGCATCTCGGCGACGGCCTCACGGATGTGTCCTTGGCCTTGGTGGATCCTTGACAACTGATTAGCTAGGTAAGCTCGGTCAGCATCAGGACACCACCGTGCATGGTTAATCGCATCAACAGCTTCGTGGATACGACCAGCGTTCGCGAGGTCTCCTGCGAGGAAAGACCAGGTTTTCCATCTCTTTGGATCTTCTTTTACTGAAACTTCCAACATCTGGAGGTAGCTCGATCGAGGTTTACCTTGGTCTGGCTTTTGATACATCATCAAACCACCCAGCCACTTCAATCGTTCTGGAGCTCCGAACTTTACCAGAACTTCATGGACAGGAAGCTTCCAAAGGTAACCATCGCGTACGTGGATGCGCTCGTGCCAGTGCTCGCTAGCGGTAGGTTTGAGCGTGGGGTCAGCTTCCATCTCCTTCCAATTCCAGATGGTGGAGAATCGGTGGTTGTAACGGTCAATAACACAACCATGCAGCCTAAGGTCCATGTTAACCTCATCAACCAAGATGTCATACCAACCTTCTTGCATCAGCTCATCAAAGTCGAGAGATACGCAAAGGTCAAGGTCAGGACGGAGCATCGCCATCGCGGCGTTCCTAGCATCATCAACCCTAAACGGCATCGGGAAGATC